CAGTTGGAAATAAGATTCAACAAATTCGTTCAGATGGTAAAAAATCAGTAGCATATGTTGCATCTTATGACTCTGAAACAAAAATTTTAAAGTATTATAGAGACAGGTCACTTTATTTTTCAGGTGGTGGAGGGACTAATTACACTGATTTTGTTGGAGTATCAACATTCTTTGATACAAATGGAATAGTTGAATTTAACTCTTCAACTCAAATTACTTCTGATAGTGGTTGGAGTGCAAGTGTTGATACTACAATTACAAATACAAGTACAATCACCGTTGGAAACAAAATTATTAACTTGGGTGCAACATTTACAAATGGGTTTTCATTACCAGAGATAAATAATAAGTCTGGAGATATAATTTATATCAGTAATCGAAAAACGGTTGAACGTAACCTAAGACAAAAAGAAGACGTTAAAATTATCCTGGAATTTTAAAAAATGGCACAAAAAACAAATCTTAATGTAAGTCCATATTTTGATGATTTTTCAGAACCTAATGTAGGTGCCAAAGATAAAAACTATTATAAAGTTTTATTTCGACCAGGAAAACCAATTCAAACTCGTGAGTTAAATACTCTACAATCTATATTACAAAATCAAGTAGAATCCTTTGGAAGTCATATTTTCAAAGAGGGGTCAATGGTGATTCCTGGTAATGTGACTTTTGATAATCAATTCTATGCGGTTAAGGTAAATTCGCAACAATATGGAGTCGATTTATCAACGTATATTTCAAGTTTTGTAGGAAAGAAAATTACAGGACAAGTATCTGGTGTCAGTGCAACTGTTCAGTTAGTTCAACTTCCAACATCAGATGTTGATAATATCACTCTTTATGTGAAATACATTAATTCTGATTCAAATTTTGAAATTAATCCGTTTCAAAATAATGAGACTCTTTCAGCAAGCGAAACAGTTGGTTCAATTATTGCTGGGACACCATTTGCAACCACAACTATAAATGATTCTACTTCAGTAGGTTCTGCAGCATCAGTTGATGATGGTATATACTTTATTCGTGGAACTTTTGTTAAAGTAGAAAAACAAACAATTATTTTAGACTATTATACTAATACTCCATCATATAGGGTTGGACTAAGAGTAAATGAACAAATCATAACTGAAAAAGATGATTCATCTTTGTATGATAATTCAAGTGGATTCACGAATTATGCTGCACCAGGGGCACATAGATTTAAGATATCTTTAACATTAACAAAAAAACCTTTAACCGATACAAACGACACAGATTTTGTTGAGATTTTAAGAGTTAAAGATGGTACTATTCAAAAGGTACAAATAAAATCTTCATACTCACTAATCAAAGATTATATTGCTCAAAGAACTTATGATGAATCGGGAGATTATGTTGTTGACCCATTCGAAATTTCACTAAATGAATCATTGAATGACCGCTTGGGTAATAACGGAATTTTCTTCAGTAATGAAAAAACAAGTCAAGGAAATACTCCAAGTGATAGTTTGGCATGTGTAAAACTATCTCCAGGAAAAGCATATGTAAGAGGATATGATATTGAAAAGACTGGTGTAGAAATTATAGATGTACCAAAACCTAGAACTACTCAAACAATTTCTTCAGTTAATATTCCCTTTGAAATGGGGAATCTAATTCGTATTAATAATGTAAGTGGAATACCTAAGCAAAAGAGTGAAATTTATTTCCAAAATCAAAGAAAAAATGGTAATACTGTTGCGGCAGGTACCACAATTGGTTCTGCCAGAGTATATACAGTAAATGTAACTGATTCTGCATATTCAAGTCCATCTACAAATTGGGACTTGTACTTATACGATATACAAACTTATACCGAACTAACTTTAAACCAATCTGTTTCATCGGTTGAAATCCCCGCTACATCGTTCATTAAAGGTCAAAGTAGTGGTGCAACTGGATATGCTGTTTCTGCGGGTTCTGGCACTAATGTAATTATAATTCGACAAACATCTGGAGTTTTTTCAGTTGGCGAGCAAATTCTAATTAATGGTACAGATATCTATTCAAGAACTGTATCATCAGTTAAAGTTTATGGAATTGATGATATTAAGTCTGTACATCAACCCACTTCAATTTCTGGTTTTACAACGGCGTTTATATCTGACACACAATTAGATAGAGTATTAAGGTCTGAAACTATTACAATATCTGCCGCAAGTGGTGGAGTAAGCACAGTAACTGTTGCTACACCATCAACATTTAGTGGAATAAAAACCGATACTATTATTAGATATCAAAGAGCAGGAATTTCAACTGAAATTTATAATAGGGTTGTATCAATTTCACCTGCATTGAATTCGATGACGGTGGTTGGAATAAATACAGTTCTAGGTGTTTGTGATGGTTCGTTACCTACATCTCAATTCATTGGTGCTTATTCATTAGGTATCCCAAAAGTAAGGAATGATAATAAGGGATTTTTGTATGCTCAACTTCCAAATTCCAATATCTCATCAACAAACTTAAATTCTTCTACAATTACTTTTTCTGCTCAAACTAATCCTGGATTTACTCATAGTTCATCCAAGACAATCACTGTAAATACTGGAAGTTTTAATTTAGGTATAAATTCAACTTCAGCAAAATTCCAATCATTTGATGAAGAAAGGTATTCAATTTTTTATACCGATGGTTCAATTGAGTCTTTAACTTCAGACAAAGTTAGTTTTCCAACTACTGACCAAGTAACATTTTCAAATATTTCTGCCGATACCAAAACAATTGCATGTATTAATGCGACCTTTATAAAAAATAACATTCAAACTAAAGTTAAACAATATAATAGGTCCAAAACTTTAGATGTTATCTACTCAAAAAATCCCCAATCAGGAGTTGGAATTAATACCTCAGTTAATGATGGATTGACTTATAATCAATATTATGGATTGAGAGTTCAAGATGAAGAAATAAGTCTCAATTATCCAGATGTAGTTGAAGTACTTGCAATTTATGAATCTTTAGATACTAATACACCAGAATTAGATAAAGTCACATTTAGTTCAATTGCAAATGTAACTACAAATGCAATCATTGGAGAAAATATCGTCGGAACTACTAGCAATTCAATTGCCAGAGTTGTTAGCAAACCTTCCTCGGATACTTTAGGTATTGTTTATTTAAACAATAATAAATTTATTTCAGGTGAAAATGTAGTATTTGATGAATCCAATATTAAAACCAATATAACCTTAATTACTATTGGGAAATACAGAGACATAACTTCAAAATTTACTTTAGATAAAGGTCAGAAGGAACAATATTATGACTATTCTAAAATTATCAGAAGAAATGGAGAGTCATCTCCATCTAGAAGATTATTAATTGTATTTGACCATTATACCGTCCCTACAAATGACAATGGTGACATATTTACAGTCGATAGTTATGACCAACAAAGATATTCAAAAGATATTCCAGAAATTGGAAAAAATAATGTTAGAGCATCGGATACTTTAGATTTTAGACCAAGAGTATCTACATTCACGTCATCAACATCTTCACCATTTGATTTTTCATCTAGAACATTTGGAACTGAACCTAAGATTATCATGTCCCCAAATGAAAGTTCTTTGATTGGATATAGTTATTATCTTGGTAGAATCGATAAAATTTATTTAGATAAACTAGGTAATTTTAGTGTATTACAGGGAGTTCCATCACTTAATCCTAAATCTCCATCAAATTCAGATGACGTAATGGAGATTGCTACAGTTACACTTCCACCTTATCTTTATGATACAAAGGATGTAACAATAGCACTAGTTGATAATCGACGTTACACAATGAGAGATATTGGAGTAATTGAAGACAGAGTAGAGACGCTTGAAAAAGTCACTTCATTATCATTACTTGAAATAAATACACAAACTTTACAAATTCAAGATGCTCAAGGATTAAATCGATTTAAAACTGGATTCTTTGTAGATGATTTTAAAACAACTGAGAGATTGAATACTGAATTATCTACAGTCACATTAGATAATGGAGAACTAGTATCACCCATTTCAAAGAATAGTATTAAACTATATCCAGTTTCATCTCAAACTTTTACAAATGAAACTTTAGATTTAAATAGCAATTTTGAACTCTTTGATAAGAATGTTCAAAAGACTGGAGATGTAATTACACTGAAGTACGATTCAGTTAATTGGATTGAACAAACTTTTGCCACAAAAGTTGAAAATGTAAATCCATTCCATGTAATTTCTTACAGTGGAAATATTAAACTTACTCCTGAAAGTGATAGTTGGATTAGAACAATTCAACTTCAAGATGTTTATTTAAATCAAACAACCCGTACAAGATTGGGTTCCGCTAGAAGATTTAGTGTTGTTGAGTCATCTGTAACTACAACAGTTCAAAATCAACTTATTTCTAGTGGAA